TCACCCGGATCTTTGGGTCTCTTTTTACTTTCATTTGTTCACAAGAATTGCCCAGCCAGTATTCGGTCCATCTACTTCCCAACGACGCAACCAATTCTTGCGGCTGTAACGGATTCCATCACCCGCTTTGGTTTTATTGCTGACATACCCACCTTTTACCATGTCCGCTTCTCCGTACGGATCATTATGGACAAAGTGTGTAGGGGTGAATCCACGGATTACAGACCAATGCCCACCACCAGATGGTTTTATAGCAGTGCCGTAGTGCAGCCATCCACAAGCAATTGGCCTGCCATTACGAATTTCATTCTCAATAATTGCAGCATTGCCATTAGTAATGAACTTTGCATTGAGTCCCAGGTGCCTCAGTGCTTTTAACTGAGCCATGGAATCAGTTGTGTCACCAAAGTTTTTACGGATCCTGTTATACTCATCATCTGATTTAATTTTGTTATAGAAAGCTGCAATCATTGCACAGCTAGAAGAGAAACATTCCCTGGAACCAGTACCTGACTGGTTGTCCAGTTGATGAAAGTATGGAACAGTAAGGATCTTTTCACTGATGACATCAGGACCAGCTGGTGGTTTACCTACTTCGCGGTCCATGATTTGAATGAGTTTTGTTGCGTAGTCTGGATCTGTGGCGTAGCGTTCTGCTACAAGAAGATTTGCACACTCGTTGCGACTGGATGCGCGATTGACACCCTTGAAATTGCTGTAGTCCTTGTACCAGCGATCAACTAAGTACTGGATACAGGAAGCAAGATCAGGAAAATCAAGAAAATCTGCGTTGATTTCGATCCATTTGTCATTGATGAATTCTTTGGTGCCAGCCGAACTTCCCTTACCTTTCAGTCCAAAGTAATTGTTCTTGCCTGAGGTGTGTTTACCGTACCCGCTTTCCAATGCCCATTGAGCAGCAACAACTTCTGGGAATTTTGCACCTGCTTTTTTTGCATATTTCAATACACCATCCCAGGTGTTGGCAACAGGTTTATTATCAACCGGTTGTTGAATTACAAGTTCTGGATTTCTGTACAGACGTTCAAACTCTTCTTTTTGTTCTGGAGTAAGAATTGAATTCAACCAACGAAAAGCCCTGACCTGGTGGTCAAGACCATTGAAATGCGTTGCGGCATCTACTAAATTTATAGTCATTTTCTTATTAATGCCTTCATTACCACTATAAAATAACCAATAAAAAATGCGGCCGTATTGACCGCACTCCTTATGTAGCTCTTTGCTAAATCACTTGTCTTTTTCTAAAACCTCAGGTTGAACTGTTTCTTCCGGGGCAAATTCCAAAGATTCAATCAGTTGGCCAATCAGGTTACCAGAGAATTGAATCAGGTTGGCATCACCAGTTGCCCTGGCAGCACTAAAAGAATTGATTGCGGAGATCAAATCAGATTTTTTACAAGCCATGAGATAGCAATAACTTCAAAAATTATAACAAGGATCACCATGGCGTACCAGCAGCAGAAGTGGGATGAATCTTTTGCTGAATTTGATTGTGCAGTGACTCTTCAATAGAAACAACTTGATCAACGCCAAGAGCACCAAGAACCAAGTTGACAACTTCTTGTTTGGTCAGTTGGTCAAAGGGAACGAAAGAAACGGGATCAGGATCACTAAGACCAATGCTTCCGTATGCACCAGTCGTTTCACCGTTTTCTTCCAGAGAAGCCGTCCAGTGAACTGTGTATACAGCACCGTCAGGACATGTTTCACCATCGGGAAGATGGCGTTCCATGTTGGCAATATCTCAAGTAGTGTTAGCCATAACAAAAGTGTTTTTTTATTTTACATTAACGTTTTGTAACGCGTTTAAAATCTTCCATAAACTCCTTCCCCATTAGTTTTTCAATGTCACCAGGCTGAAGATTGTTAATCAGCTTCATACATTCTTTAAACCGTCGCTCGTTTTCTTCTTCTGTGATTTGCCCCTTTGTCATTGTATTAAATCAAGGCTTTACCGGCCACTTTACGTCCCAAGGAAACCCTGGCTGTTGAGGAATATCTCGTAATTGCTGTCGATAGCCGCTCCAAATGGCGGAGACGTTGTCGGGAATGTCCTTTACCTGGGTCCAGTCGCAGTCGGCTAGGTGCTGGTTGCGGTCGGTGCGGACTTCGACGGCCTTGGCGTTGGTGCGCTCGGTGATTTGTTCGGGCGTGGCCGGTGTTTCAATCCACTGCTCTACCCATTTGCCGCTACGTTTGATAGCTGTGCGCTCCAGGTTGATGGCGTAGCTGTCGGCAGGTTGCGGTGCAGGCGTGACGGGGAACACACCGAAGTCGGCTGCTACTTCGTCCGTGATTTCAATGGGCCAACTAGTACCTTTGTTTTCAAGGCGCAGGTCAGGAAGCGTGTATGGGTATTGCACCAGGCTGCCATCTGGTGCGGTCTTGACGTAAAACATTAGGGTGCCTCCATTTCGGTCAGTTGGTCCGCGATGACATCACGGATGATGATGGTTTTAAGCTGTTCGGTCTTGTGGGACTCCAGCATCTCAATGAGGCGATCGCGGAACTCGATCATGGCTGGGTTGTCTGCGTGCTCGACGTTGATTTTGTCGATTGCACGAGTGTAGTTGTCGATGTTGATCTGGTAACCCAGGATCTCATCGTTGCGGGCCTCAAGGGCAGACTGAAGCGTTTCAAGTTTGTTCATAAGTAATTACGCGGGACTAAATGCTACACTACGTCCAGTGCCAGTAGGTAATGTAGCAGGATCTGAATATTTAGTACCAAAGCCAGATGACCATGGGTAGACGCTGATATATGGTGAACTTTCATGTGCAACTGCAATATTTGCGCCATCTGGACTAAATGCTACACTACGTCCAGTGCCAGTAGGTAATGTAGCAGGATCTGAATATTTAGTACCAAAGCCAGATGACCATGGGTAGACGCTGATATATGGAGTGCCAAAATGTGTAACTGCAATATTTGCGCCATCTGGACTGAAGGCTACGGAATATGCAACGTTATTGGGTAATGTAGCAGGATTTGAATATTTAGTGCCGAATCCAGATGACCATGGGTAGACGCTGATATATGGAGTACCGGAATGTGCGATTGCGATATTTGCACCATTTGGACTGAAGGCTACGCCATTCCCACCGCCATTAGGCAATGTAGCAGGATCTGAATATTTAGTACCAAATCCAGATGACCATGGGTAGACGACGATGCGTGGAGAATTAGCACGAGCTATTGCAATATCTGTACCATTTGGACTGAAGGCTACGCCATTCCCAGTGCCAGGATCAGGAATTAGTAACGGAGGATTTGAGTATTTAGTACCAAATCCAGAAGACCATGGATATACGCTGATATATGGTGAACTGTCATGTGCAACTGCGATATCTGCACCACTAGGACTAAAGGTTACGCCATGCGCAGTGCCTGCAGGTAATGTAGCAGGATTTGAGTATTTAGTACCAAAGCCAGATGACCATGGATATACGCTGATATATGGTGAACTGTCATATCCAACCGCAATATCTGCACTACTAGGGCTGAAGGCTACGGAATATGCAGCAGCAAGAGCAGTAGGTAATGTAGCAGGATTTGAGTATTTAGTACCAAAGCCAGATGACCATGGGTAGACGCTGATATATGGAGTAATGGAATGTGCGATTGCGATGTTGCCACTGTAAACGCTGGTGCCTTTACTAGCTGCCAGTGCTTTATTTGCTAACATCACGCATCTCCTACACGAGCGCCGTACACTTGTGTGCTGACCTTCCACAGTATAATGGCGGTATAACCAGTTGTGTTCAGTGTTGGTGCAGAGCCAGAATCAGTTTTCCACACCACACCACTACCGCCCCAGGTGGCATCAGTCCACGTGAGAGTATAAGCGCTGCCGTCGTCCACCATCAGCGTCACGGCTTCACCGGCAGCGAAGTTGGTGGCTTTTGGTGTGCGGCTAGCGCCAAGGGTGATCAACTGCACACTGCCATTACCTGGGTCGATCTCAAAGGCTGCACCATCGGTGATGGTGAAAACGTCCTCGAGAATCGTGCCGGTGATCGACGGATCGGTCAGTGTCTTGTTGGTCAGTGTCTGAGTGCCGGTCAGCGTCACGTCGCCAACAGTGGCCCAGGCCAAGGTGCTCGATCCGTTGGTTGTCAATGCTTGACCGTTGAACCCGTCTGCAGCGGGCAGCGTCCAAGTGACGTTAGATGCCACAGTTGCAGGTGCCTGGAATGCAACCCAGTTGCTGCTATCACTGTCGGCAAACCGCAGATCGCCTTGGGCTTTAATTTCGACGTTGCCATTCGCATCAACAAACAACCGCCCAGTACCATTAGTTGAGATGGCTACTTGGTCAGCACCAGGGCTGTAGATACCAGTGTTGGGATCACTAGCGAAGGAAATACTTGGATTAGTAACTGATCCAGTTGCAAATACACCAGAAGTAATAGTATGAGTTCCACCACTAATACTTGTAAAGTTACCACTTGTAAAGTTTGCAGTAGTACCAGTGACCGTGGTACCAGAAACAGTAACAAAATTTGCAGTGGTTCCCGTAACCGTTGTTCCTGTAACCGTGGTAAATCCAGCGGTTCCACCAGTAACGCTGGTGAATTGACCAACGTTTCCAGTTACGGTCGCGCCTGAGACTTGAGTTGTAAAGACACCTGATACGGCAGTTAAATTACCAAACTGACCAACTGCACCAGTTACGGTTGCACCAGAAACCGTTGTGCCGCCACGAATAACATCACCAGAAACTGTTCCGGTAACAGTTAAGTTGCCCGAAGTA